CTGTGCTTTTTTTTATTCCTCACTGCCAGGCTTATTTGCGACTTCTGCTTCAGAAGTCCGCAAATCAGCCTCTTGTGAGGCTTTTACTGCTCGTCTTTCGGCTCTTTTAACTTCTAAATCACCTTGACGTTGAATTTCATATTCTTCAAGCTTATTGGCAAGCCCTTGAAAATATGTAAGATTTTCAGAGTAGTCTTCATAAGTAACTTCTTCTCCAAAATCAAAAAAGTCTTCATCAGTCTCTTCAACTCCTTCATCAGCTAAAACTTGTTGCTGTCGAGACATTTCACGCATTTGCCGAACCGCTAAAGGTTCGCGAGAAAAATCATCGAAATGAATCGCAACAGGAATTGTAGATAGACATTCTTTACCAAGTAAAAGACGTTCCTCACCGTCTAGATTATAATCATGAAAACGATTAGCCATTAGATAGGTTCTCCTTTTTTTGAAATTACGCGTCTTGCTCTAATGTTATTTTGGACCATACAAAGAAATTTATCATAATTATCGGTTGTTTCGGCAAAAATTCTATTATCAGGGTGACAAGTAATAAAATCGCCGTTCAAAGTAGGCGGATTACTAAAATCGCGCGCTAAGTGCCAATCTTTATAAACTGTTCTAAATTCTCCATGAACCATAGATGGATGAGTTCTATATTCATTATAACGGTTACCATAGCCGAAGACACCGTCCGGTTGAGGGTGGTCCACATAAAGCTCTTTATTTTTTATACTTTCTTGACCTATATGCTGATATTCAAGTTGCCAGTAATCATATTTTGTATTTCGGCTAAACATTTTAGGCAATCCATTCATGTAAATAGGTTTTGGGCGAATAATCAAAAAAGACATTACAAAGCCATGTTCCTCAAAAAAACGAAGAAAACGAGGAGTCTTCAAAGCGTTAATACCGTGCCCGCGAAGTGTACCAACCGGTTCATCACCAGGAGCAGTTTGAAGGACTTCGGAAAACTGAATAGTTCTTCGACCACCACCTAGATATTCAGGTTCGTTGAGACGAGCGTCAGAAGGACGAATGCCTAAAAATCGAAGATAGTCAGGATACCGTGAGCCGTATAGAGCTCTTTTTTCTTCAAATCGCTGAATTGCCATCGCTTCACGAAAATCGCGCAAATCTAGTTTACCGATATTACCATCAAGAGTAAATGAGCCACCTTGAACAGTCGTGTCAACAGCTATAAAATCTTGAGGATTGTCAACTCTAAGACCAATCTGGCTCATTTCATTGCCGGACGCCTGTACGCCAAAAACCGCACCTGGTGTACGATTATCGTCAAGATTAACCGAAAGGGTATAAGTCGCTTTATTAATCGAAGGTTGAGTATTACTTCGTACACGCAAAGGACCGTCATTGATCGAGCGAACAGTTGAAGTCGCAGTTATACCAGTTACATCACCGCCTGCTTGACCAGCGCCAATAGGAACCGATACGCTAGGTCCTTTCTGTTCAAATGGACGAGCCAAAGTAAAATAATCTTTAGTCCAAGCCGCTCTGAGGAGACGGGTATTTGTGGTTGAATCAACGCCTGAAGTGTCTGAAAATGGCTGTTCGGGGAGCAAATCCTGATCCCTATACTTTTCGTTATAAATAAGATTATATGCGCGAAAAGGCAAAGCAGACACATTGATAGTATTAGTTTTTATTTCAGGAACGCCAAGATAATCAGCTAATTCACCAATTTTATAATTATCAGGTGAAAATGAAATCGTCGGAGGCGTAGGAACTGAACGACCATCAGGACCACCAGTTATAAAATCTTCAAAATCAGACCAAAGCAAACGGGTTGGGACAAACCAGCTATGAATGCTCACATAAACTGGATGCATAACAGGAGCTACGAGCGGCATGGTCCGCATAAAAATTGAAATATCCTGTAGAAAACTGTCACCAGGTAAAACTTCCTGACATTGAATAGGACATATGTATCCCATTGCAGAAGTTAAAAGGTTCATGTGTGATAAATTAAATTTAGATCGTTTTCTCATATATTTGACCTCGAATTATAAATTTGTGTAAGAGCCTCACGATTTTTAGATTTTTGTAAATCATTAGTAGTCTCAAATTGATAAAGCGACATACCATGTTCGCGAGCCTCTCTTTGTTTCTCCAAAATAGAATTTACGAAATTAAGAAACTGTTTGTCAGAATCGATTTCTAAAGCGTCAGAAATTTTATTTTTAAGATAGCGATCAATAGGAAAAAAACGACCTCCTACTGCAAGGACAGCAGGAATATCATTGTTTTCGCGTATAAACTTAATAAAATGTTCATTACTAGAAATAGAAATAAAATCGTCAATCGCATAAAAACCAATTCCCGGGCGACGAGAACACAAAATAAATTCTGGTGTAATAGTATCACGCTTCTTATTTACGAACTTTTTTAGCACGTAACCAGCAACATACTGTATACTATCAGCTGTACATGTGCCAACGTGTACAATTCCAAAACCCCAAATTTTATTTAACAATTCTTCAGAAACCAAAGCGCCAAATAAAATAAAATGATAATGAGGACGTTTGGTTTTTGAACCATATTCGCCGCATGCAAAATAACGAATTTTACGACCAACATTATCATAATATTTCCTTAACCGTTTCATAAAATCCTGAAAATCTTTTTTGCAAAGTTGCTTCTCGTAATCTTCGTTATATACCAAATTTTCGTCGGAATACGTTAAAGTTACAAAGCAACTTTCAATATGTACAGAATTTTCAAGTAACATCCGTAAAGTCCATTGACGGCGTTTATTAATCCTGCAATTCATGCATTGACCACAAGGAAAAGGAACGCCGCTCATATCTCCGTTTAACAATTTTTTTTTAGTGATCCTACCATTCGGTAATTTCACAAAAGGATTAGTACAAAGCATTACACGAATGCCACCCTACTCACATCACATACGAGTTCCTATGCGACGTGCAAAAGCGCGTCTAAAACGGCGACGCTTACGCATTAATCGACGCTTTTTAAAACTACGATAAAAACGTGCCATATTAAATCACCTCCTTTTAACGATATCGTTTAGAGAAATAAGACGGGTCAAAAATACTTTCTATAAAATTATTCATAGACCCGAATGGGTTTGGAACCTTACTGTAAGCTTTTACAGGATCCTTCCTTTTTTTAGGGTATACGATACCACGCAACATGTCAACATGCCAGTAGTAACCTTTTGGAAGCTCATGAGGTCCTTTCATATCACCGCGCCTTAAGGCGTCTGTAATGTACGTAAACATTTGATAACGTGGAATAGCGGCTTCAGAATAATAATCCATGCTATCCTTATGTGGAAGAAGTGTATACACATCTTTACCACCTGGCATTTGATAAAACTGAACTATCGGAGGAATTTCTTTATCAACACCGGGCTGACTTTGAGCTTGACCATCTATGAGCTCGTGACGGTAACCATAAGCACTTGGCATAGCCGGGACCTGTTGCTGTTGAACACTAGAAACCCTACTTATTTCAGCGTTAGTTAATGCAATATTAGCTTCCTTCTGCTGAACTTCCAAATCAAACATTTTTTCTTGCTTCAACCGTTCAATTTCACGTTCGGCAGGCGTCTTTTTAGCTTGCACAGCACGTTCAAAACTCTGACCCATAGAAGAAGAAAAGTCACTTATACCACCATCACCAGAATATCCAGAAACCGGGGAATAGCCGCTTGTGTTAGCTCCGAGAGCAAATAAGGGATGTATTCCAGATTTCTTAGCATCATCAACACGCCAACGTATCCCATTTTGTGCAAATTCCTTTTGAGCAAAATAATTCATTTGAGCTTGCTTTTCAGCATTTTTTTTAGACTGATTTCCACCGATTAAAGATCCAACGCCTCCAATCAATCCACCAACAACACCACTTCCAACTAAATCTTTTAAAAATCCCATTTACTTACACCTTATATAAGATTTTTCAGTCCACCGTGGTCGGCGAAACCGCCGACCACCTTTGCCACGTCCCTTTACCAGAACTTTATTAGCGAAAAGTACTTGCCGGCGTTCACGACGACGTTGGCAGACAGCAACGTTCCAAGGGCGTATGAAACTAAGCAAATCACGCCATACAAAACCAGTTTGCGGACTATACTTTTTTTTTGAGACAAAACAGGTTTATACGTCGTCTCGGCAACAGAACCATCAATATTATGAAATTTTTTACGGTCCGGAGTGTATCGCCGAAGATCTTCGGCAAAACTCAACTGCTCGTTAGCGATTTTATTTTGGTAATCGCGAGTTTGCCGCCATCTTTCCTGATCAAGATTTTTCTGTAAGATTGAAGAATCGTTTGAAGTTGGGTATCGCAAACTTGTGTTATAGACAGAATTTTGTCTATGTCTTCCTGAAGAAGATAATCTCGATTTTCTCTTAGCCAAAGTATAACTCCTGTTGAAAAAATATTAATTTTAGAAGTAATCCTATCCAATTCATCTTCTGAAATTTTATAAAATTCCATTCTTCCTTACCTCTTTATGGTGTCAGTAAGCACAGTACATAACAAGGTAGTACTGTGCTTTTTTTTATTCCTCACTGCCAGGCTTATTTGCGACTTCTGCTTCAGAAGTCCGCAAATCAGCCTCTTGTGAGGCTTTT